CAGCATTTTTGGTGATAAAGCAAAGGCAATACAGGTTTGTATAAATCGTTTTGATGATGAAACTAAACAGGCATTTTTGGAACTTTATGATAAGATTGATGTTGATTTTATGATGCCTTCTGTCTCAGAAGCAGTTGACTCAACTCTCTTAAACTGATATAATATTAAAAGATAAAACTCTCTTTGATTGTGAAACTTTATGACTGAAAATTTTGAAACCGATTATGAAAGTTCAATTCCAAACCAAGATTTTTGGGAGGAAGATGGAATTAGTATAACTGGAAATCCTTATGCTTCTCCCGATACAATAGTTTTTGGAAATACTCATCTTCCAGGAGGTATGGGAGAAGATCGTATTAGTTTTACTGGATATCCTTATTCACCCCTTCCAAGTATTACATCATCTTTCACTTCTTATGAGGTAAAACCATCACTAAATTCAGATCACTTCTGGAAGTTTAGTGAAGGAAAGACTCTGAAAGTTGTAGAAGAATATATTAAGGGAACTTACCGTGGACACTATGCCTCTGATAAGTCAAAGGTTCAGGTTCTGGATATGATTGATGCGATTGACG